TAAAAGATTACCATCTTTCCAGTAACCAGCAGATTCAGGCATAACATTAATGCCAGGATAAGTCATATTACCCTTTAAGTATTCTACTATACTTAACTCTGCATCCCCTGTAATAAAATCATCAATAAGAGGTTGTAAATATTGAACAGCTCGTTGATGTTTCAAGCATGGGCCTCCAACTAAGATTTTTACATTAGGATTTCTTGCTCTTATCCACTTTGAAATAAGACTAATATTTGGCAAAGTCCATTCTGAAAATGCACACATACCTATAATTTTTGGGTCAAGTTTCTCAATCTTTTCATCCCAAAACATTTCCCACACCATTTCATATTGGTCTTCTATGGATTTGATAGCATGTCTGTCAGATAAGATTTTATTATCAGGATTAGTCCAACACTCATATAAACTAGTGTCCTTAACTTGGTTTGCAAACCAAGCATTAAAATCAAGTGCCCTCGCAGAAAATCCTGCTTGAACAGCACATGCCTTTAAAAGATGTATAGAGAGTATCGGCCCTTTTAGTTGTAACTTAGGAACTGATAAAAATACAATGTCTGTCATGTTTCCCTTAAAAGTTAAACTTGACCTTTATCTTCTCCTGTTTCTGGATCAAATTCTTTTGCATCTGTGAAGAAAGAGGATGTCTCATTGAAACCAAAATCATCATCTGCATCAGCAGTAGCAGGAGATGGTGTAACGGTGTATCTTTGTTCTCTTTTGGGTGATTGATCAGGCATGTCTGTATAAGAATCTGCCTGTACAGTTTTAATAACCTTACTAGAACTAACTGGCCCGTATAGATAAAATTTAGCAGTAAAATCCATTGTATATATGATTGCTCTTCGTTGCTGAAACTCACCTTCATAGTTATCTTCATATCCAACACTATTAAGAATTAAAGGAACATCTCTCTTGATGCCCATATCAGCATTATCATTAATAGTTACAGTATAATCTGGGTTGGAAATACGGAAGAATTTGTTCAACAATTTGTAGTGCATCATCAGATTGTTTTGCCATTACATATAACTGAAAGTCTACATTATATGGAACTGGCATATACTGAGTATCAAGTTGTTTGGTTGTTCCTGTTTTAACCTTCTTAAATCGTTGTACACGATTAAGTTTACGAGTCGCATCATAAGAAAGACCTTGTATCTCAAAACCGATACGTGGAAGCGTAACCGCAACCTGTTTAGTAAGGTCTGCATCTTCTCGCAGTCGGACAAGGAATTTTTCTCTTGGCCCATAGGCAAGAGGAACCTTCATAGTTTGAATAATATTTCCGTTATTGTCTTTACGAACCAAATGAATGTTGTTGAAAATTGTTCCAAACGCAACAACCACCTTTCTCATGGTTTCGTGATAAAATTGTTGTCCTAACATTATGTACCTCCAGCATCACCGAATGGATTAGATTCGGAGAAGTCTAATATCGTATCATCGGCCGCATCAAATAATTCATTCTGTGCAGTTGTTTCGTCTGATCCATCACCAACTGCATATTCTTCATGTAACAAGAATGAACCATCCTCAAGAATAATATTTGTACCGACACTACTTGAATCATTCTCACCTGTAATATTATCACCATCAGTTTCTTCAAGTAGTAATCCTTGATCTCCATTACTACTTATACCGATTTCAAGTCGGATGTTTTCGTTTACAGCAGATGATTGTTCAAGTGATATATTATATTCTGTGGTACTAAGTGTTAATTCATCTTCTACTGCATCTATAGCACTAATATCTGTATCTATAATCTCATTACTATAATCAAACAGTCTGCAATTCAATTTAAATACAGGGTTATTATCTAACTGATAAAATGGTTCATCGTGATCTACAAAGTTAATCTGAAATATCTTATCTAGTATTGGATGGTAAACTAAATCACCTTCTAGTGGTCTGTCTGTTTCAGCAGCATCTGATTCTTGAATGAGAAATCCACCCTCGAATGAACCACTGATATCTACAACTGTGCTGTCTAGAGTTCCCGACTCTAACATAATAGAACCACTTAAAGTGTCTGTACCACTTTCTATTGTTACTTGTTTTGTTAAATCTTGAAACCTTGTCTTACTTACGACAAAGGTTATCTCACTAAGGTTCTGTAAACCAAATTGAGACATTAATTCTTTTTCCCCAGCGAACCCACCTTCGGAGTTCTCTACATACATTTCTATTTTGTTCTGTGTAGTAAACTTTGCAAGACTATCTTCACCAAAGATCGTATCTTCAGCAGTAAGGGTACGATCAAGATAATATACATCATGACCGTAAATCTGAATTGCTTCAGTTACTAAATCTGCATACAAATTCTTTTCAGTCTGTAGTGCAGCAACATTACTTGTATGAAAGAAGGAATTGACAGCCATCGGTCTATCCTATCATGTGCATTGGCGGTAACTCGAAATGCAACATCATTTGTTCTTCAAGTCTCTGTTGTTCTTCCACTGCCTGTAAGTAGATGGTTTCTCCATTCATTGTTACACCACCAAGCATTGCAACACCATTAAACTTGGAAAGATTAGCACCCCACTGTCTTTTAAGGAGAGTGGTTGCATACCTTTTTAAATACATATCATTATAGATGTCTGTGTATGTTTCTGGGTCTACTTTTCTGAAACACTCTACTATAATGTAATCACTACCACCAGTAACATCGTTCTCCCAATCCATATCCAAGTAAAGTCTATTCTGGTGTTCTTGATATCTAAACGGAACCTCACCTACTAGAATATGCTGTAGGTAGTCAAGATGTTTCATTGTCATGTCGTAGTGAATAATAGATGTAGAAGACAGATCGTAGAGATCATTTAGTCTCAACTGGTAACGAATATCAAACATATTATTTGTTTGTGTTTCTTCAAAGGGAAATACATTTACTATAGACATTACAGCAGAAGGAACAGGAATGTAGTTCTTTCCTTCTAACCAAGAAGCAGTGGTTGAACCATCACCAGTATCGGTAACAGTTGTATTTGTTAAATTTGATCTTGCCCTAGTTACATCATCGGCAGTAATTAGGTATTTCAAATACATTCTTTCAATGCCATTATAGTGGTGCATTGCGAAATACTGAAGTGCTTCATCTATACGATCATCTGCTTGGTCATCAGAGATATTAATATCAATAACCCCATAACCTAGATTACGTAAACAGTAGTTCTTAAATGTTGTTTTTGTAGTTGGAACCGCCATTTTACATCCTTTTTATTATATTTATAAGTTTATAGGTCTAGTTACAATACAGTTTGGCCCAAATTCTACATCATTTATCCAATCACTTTGTTTCTCAAAACCTACACTTTCATACATTGGTAATGCATTTTCTCTTGGCAACGACCAGATTGTATGACAATTTTGTTCTTTTGCTTTAACAATTGCATATTGTAAAAGGATTTTTGACAAACCAAGACCTCTATGATTGGGGTGTACCCACAATCCTCTTGATCTGTATAGTCCTAGTCCTGTAAAAACAGAACTATTCACTCCAACTATTTTCACGTTTTCTTCAACATAATCTGAAATATAAACTATAGCATAAAAACTCACGGAGTCTTTAAACTTCTTTACCCCCATTTCTTTGACCAGATCACCATTTCTGATGGTTAACAAACTTATCTGATCAAATTTACTTATTCTGCCTGGCCATAAATCTTCTTTCCAGATAGGGTATATATCATCAAATGTTACATCACATATCTTATACATCTTCTGAATTAACTGACATAGTTACACCATTATTTAAATAATATAAATCTCTTTGATTAAAATAAGATTCAAGTGTTGAATCATTCAAAAATTCTCTTTGAGAATTTGTGCTATCAAATTCGTACACTAAAGTTTTTACCAATTTGTTTGATGAAATGTCAATACTAATACCAGTTCTTTTTCCAGTTATATGATATGTTTTTGTTACATGGTCATGCTCTGTTTCACTCATAGGATAAAAATTAACACTAGTACTCGGTCTGGTAATTTTTATAGTTTGTCTAATAGGCATAAATTATTCTCCTTAACCCGACCTGTTCTTTTAAATATAACTGTTCCATCAGACAATATACCAAGAACATCTCCACTCCTATATTTAGGTGGATCAATGTAATAAGTCTTAGAAGTCTTTTTCTCTATGTGTTTATTAATAGCCCACTTTTCAAAACTAGGTTCTAGGAAAAATGGTTGATAATGTTTTATATCAAATTTGATACCGTCCCATCTATTAAGAACTTGCCAAGATATAGACAATAAAAAGTTATCAACCCTTTCTCTCCACCTGTTATTCAACCCCTCAAATAACAATCTGTATTCAAGACCAGTAACTAATATTCTAGTATCTAGTTTTAAAGGTTTGTCTTCTTCTATAAGATGTATTTGATCTTCTGGACAACCCGCCTCTCTTAGATATTGTAGGATTAAGGTTTCTTTGTATACATCTATTTCTTTGTCCATAAGTCGTAACTGCAATGCTCTGTCATACATAAGTTCCGAAAATGGTTTTTTATTAATCGCATCATTGAATTCATATGGTGGAGAATCATAAAAAGAATTATCCATTTCAAAAGTATAGTTCGTCTGCTCCGTTTTATTGTTAACGAAACTATACGATGGTTGTCCACAGAAGGCGATCTTCTCCTGTTCTTCATCAGATGATCTATTCAATGCCATGCGTAAACCTGGCGTTACATAAACAAATTTCATACTAATATATATACAGGTATGGAAGACGTATTACGAATAGGGTTGGTAGCAACTAGTAGAAGTGGATCAACATACTTACGTAGATATCTCTGCGATAAGTACGGACTTGCTGACTCTGCATCTTGGTTAAAGACCAATCCCTATGAAAAAATAAAAGAAGCTCCATTCTCTAATCAACATCACATATTAAAAATTTTAACTCACTATGTACCAGACCACGAAATGGATGGAGTTATATTAGATACCTCACCTCTTTGGTTATATCGAAAAAATATATTAAGACAATTTTTAAGTCATGTATATCGTCTGATAACAAAAATAAATCTTATTTACAAAAAAGAGGAATTAGAATTTTTAGATAAGAATGTTCCTGATAATAGTCTTGTTGCTACTACAGAGCAATATGATACTTTTATGAGAAGACTTGAAAAATTTTGGGACTTGTTTTATACACACAACTCTGGTAAACTATTATCATATGAAGAGTTTATATCTGATCCTAGTGAAGTAGCATATGATGTTTATGAAGACTATAATATAGAATGGACACTATGGGAAGAAGGAGAAGTACCAAAGAAACCCAGACTTCCTATAAAACTAGATATTGATTATACAAAAAAATTTAAGAATATTGATGAAATAAGAGGATGGTTTGAATGAGAAGAAGTAGAAAGGTTTTGCCATTTATTGTAAAAATGCCAGAACCATATGTTTTTGATATTGAAAGAATAAATGAAGAGTTGAAAAAAAGTGAAAAAGTAAGACAAGGAATAGAGGATAAGAATCAATTAAGTATAGAAAGTTTATCTAACTATAGCTCATTTAAAGATGGTACATATAGTTGGTTTCCTATTAGTGTTTTTAATAAAGACCACAAAGAAGAATTTGAAACCTTTAATAATTTAAAAGACCCTGAGTTGGATGAACGTAGATATACAAAAATGGTGGATTGGGTTAAAGGCACATATATAGAAGAGGTATTAAATACATTCAAGGGTAAAGTTACAAGAGTCCATGTTAGAAAAATGGAACCAGATGCTTGGTTAAATTATCATATGGATTATGATACAAAATATTCTATCAGATTTCATGTTCCTCTAACTACAAACCCAGATTGTTATTTTATGTTTAAAAGAACTGAAAATGGTGAGGAAGAGAGAATTCAT